TTACCACCGAAATGCTCGAGGTAGCTTAATGTTGTTTGAAGTGCATATCCCGTAAACCCAAGCTGTGCGCCTGTTTGCGAAATATTCTTGTTAGAAAATCGACATGATTGATAATTGACGGTTTATAGATCAATCTTCACCAATATAATAAAGCAACCACTTCAGCGCCTTAACGTCTTTCTTGTACGTTTTGGCGTCTTCTGGGTGAACGTAAAGTGAGGCTGCGTTGTGCTGCACTGACTCCAGTGTTTCCTTCAACCATGCGCGGACTATGCCGTCTAACTGGTTTGGGTCTACTTCAATCATCATTTGCTTTGCTCCTACTTAACGTTGCTGCACCAGCGCTCAAGATACCAGATAGCCTTGCGTATCTCTTGCCCGACAGCGTCCTTGCGTCCAGCGCGGCTGATATATTTCAGGGCGTTGCCGCGACAGTAACCGGCAAACTCTTCCGGCGATAGCTTCGCCTGAATGTAGTCGATGGCTTCTATGCCGCCCGCCTTGTAATGGTCAGGCTCGACAGCGGCTTTGAACTGCATAGCCTCTGCCCACGATCCAGCGTCGCTCTTGTCATCAATCATTTCTTTAGTCCTTTCATAATCTGAACGCGCTCCCGCGCCGTCCGCATAGCAGAGTACCGCTGATGCAGCCGCCGGGCGATGGCTGGCCGCTTGTGCGTCTTCAGTTCAGCGTCCAGCGCCTGCTTCAGTTCGTCTTCCGTAAGGTCGGACAGCACGGCAATCATCGACCGCCAGTTTAGTTTACTCATTTTTTAATTCCTCTAGTGCTATGTCAGACACCGCACGTTTGTCGTGCAACGCTGCCCATATGCGTTCATCAATACTCTTTTCGGTTAGCATCACATAGACCCAGACATCCTTTGTCTGGCCGCTGCGGTGCAGGCGCCCGACAGTCTGTTCGTACAACTCCAGCGACCACGGCAGCGACAGGAATACCATGTGGCATCCGCCATGTTGTAGGTTCAGCCCGTGCCCTGCCGACTTAGGGTGGGCCAACAGCAACTCGACCTCGCCGCGGTTCCAGCGTTCGATGATGTTGGGGTCATCCATCGTCTGCGCGTGCGGAAAGCGGCGCTTCAGTTCAGCCAACTCTTCCTGATAGGTGTAGGCGACGATGGTGTTTGCCCGCTGGTTCTCCGCCAGCAACTCTTCTAGCCTGTCAAACTTGTGGCTGCTGAACCATATCGAACCGGGGCCAGCGTCGCGGTTGTAGACAAAGCCAGACGCCATCTGTTGCAGCTTGGTCGTTACCGCCGCTGCGTTCTGCGCTACGATCTGGTCTTCGCCAAAGCGCACAACATAGTCCCGCTTCATTCTTTCGTATGGCGCGCGGTCATCCAGCGGAACCCGCACCTCTGTGACATGGCACGGCGGCAGCTTGTCCTTGTACTCGCCCGGCTCCAGCACGAACGTCGCAGGGCGGATGCGGGCCATCACCTGTTCAAGCGCGCCGGCTGCTGGAACCCATTGGCCGAAGTCGCGGTTGGTGCAGATGAAATACTGTTGCAGGAACGCACCCTTGGCACGGCCCAACAACTCTTGGTTGATTATCTTGCATTGGCCGAAGACATCCTCAAGCCCGTTCGACGTAAACGATCCTGTCAGCCCCCACCTTATCCTCATCGTTGACATAATTTTCTCCATCGCCTTATAGCGTTTGCCTGACGGGTTCTTCAGCCGCGTCAGTTCGTCAAACACCACCCCATCAAAACTTGATAAATCCTTTAACTTGTCCAGATTGTCATAGTTGATGACCACCACACTGGCGCCGCTTGCGATTGCCGCTGCGCGCTGCGCCGGCGGGCCGACAGCCAGCGCGGGGACAATGCTAGACCACTTGGGTGCTTCCACCGGCCAGACATCAGTGCAGACACGCTTGGGCGCTACCACCAGCCAGCGGTTGACGATGCCGTCGCGCAGCATCTCATCCATCGCCGTCAATGTAATGGCCGTCTTGCCAGCGCCAACAGGCGCAAGGATCATGGCGCGGTCACGTTCGTACAGGAACGTCGCCGCCTGCTGCTGGTACGGCCTTAGCTGAAGCGTTTGAGCCATACATCTATGTCCTCTACTGACCACAAGCACGCGTAATGCTGCTTGGTGTGTGCCATCTCGTCTGAAAATATACGCTGCAACGCAGACAGGCGTCCGTTGGGCTGCTTGATTTCTACAAACCAAGCCTCGCCGTTAGGCATACAAGCTATGCGGTCGGCAACGCCTATCTGCGTAACGCTGCGGAACTTGTAAGCAAAGCCGCCCAATGCCCGCACACGTTTGCAGAAGTACCGCTCTATTTCTTTCTCAGTCATGCCAAAAGGCTACTACAAAATTTTTTGCATTTCAAGGCTTGCATTAAAAAATGTTGCAGTCTATACCGGCCACTCAAACAGTAAAGTGAGGTACAGTATGCAACATAGTAAGATAGTCGGCGGTTCGACCGCCAAGCGCGTCATAGCCTGCCCCGGCAGCGTGGCGCTTGTGGACACAGTCCCACCAAAGCCCAGCAGCAGCTACGCCGACGAAGGCACGCTCCTGCATGACACTATAGCTTCTATATTAGAACGTGACGTTGATCCGTATAGCATGGTCGGCACAACATACGCTGATAGCGTATTGACCGAAGCGTTGGTGGATGACAAGCTGGTTCCCGCGCTGCGTGCGCTGGACGAGATAGACCCAAAGGGGGAGATGACTTATGCTGTTGAGAGCCGGGTTGGTTTTGGTGATTTTCTGCCTGACGTTTTTGGTTCTACCGATCTTCTTGGCCGCATTGGTGATAGAGCGGTCGTTCTGGATTGGAAGTTTGGCGATGGCGTGGCTGTCGAAGTCGAGGAAAACAGCCAGCTACTCTTCTACGCTGCGGCAGCTAGGCGAACGGCGGAAACGGCGTGGGCCTTTGACGGAGCCAAAGAAGTAGAACTAATCATTGTACAACCACCGTTTGTTAAGCGGTGGGTGACAACGCTAGACCGCGTCGATGCGTTTGAGCAAGAACTTGCCACTGCCGTCAAGATTGCAATGCAGCCAGACGCACCGTTGGCGTCAGGCGATCATTGCAAGTGGTGCGCGGCCAAGCCTGTCTGCCCTGTCATGACCGGCGCTGTAGACCGTGCGCTGAAAGTCCAGATGGAAGCACTGCCTGTCGATCAGATAGCGCACTATCTGGAGCAGGCGCCCATGATTGAGGCGTTCATTAAGGATTTGCAGCAGTTGGCGCATGGTCTTTTGGAAGCGGGACAGAAAGTCCCCGGCTGGAAGCTGGTCAACAAACGTGCAACAAGGCAGTGGACAAACGAGGATAAAGCTGTAGCCTTCATGTCGGCTGCTGGCGTAGAGGCATGGGCTGATCCCAAGCCGCTGTCGCCTGCACAAGCGGAAAAGGCTTTGAAGAAAGCCAAGATAGAATTGCCAGCGGACTTAATCGTCGCTGTCTCCAGTGGTTCAACCCTTGCGCCGGAAAATGATTCCCGGCCAGCGGTTTTACAAATCGGTCAGATGCTTACCAAAGCTATGGCCAAAATCCAGTAACAGAAAAGGTACAATATAATGTCGAATATCACTACATTTGGCGGCGCTAACTTGCCGTCCGTTCAATCGCTCTCTGGCGCGCTGCGCTCCATCCAGACGGAAGTTGGGCCAACAGGCACAGTCATCCTCAAGATGGACAAGACAGGCCATTGGGTTTTCGGTGCAGACCAGACCGAAATTGAGGAAGGCAGCCTCTGGGCCGCTAACCCATTCTCGTTCGTCCACGGCTACATTGCTTGGGGTACTGGCGAAGTGTTGGCTGAAAAGCTAGTGCCGGTGTCAGAGCCGCTGCCAGAGTTAGAGCCAGCACCATCAGGTGCAGAACGCGGCTGGGAAATGCAAGTTGGCATGATGCTTGTATGCACCAACGGCGAAGACAAGGGTATGCAGGCACGCTTCACCGCTACATCAGTTGGCGGCAAGCGTGCAGTGCAAGCCTTGGCAGTCGCCGTTGCGGATCAGGTCGAGAAAGACCCGACCAAGCCTGTGCCGCTGATCGAACTGAAGGTCGAGCATTATATGCACAAGAAATATGGCAAGGTGCTTACGCCTATTTTTGATATTGCCGATTGGGTGTCTATGGATGCAAATACGGTTGAAGAGACAGAGGATGCGGAATTGGAAGTCGCCGCTGAACCTGAAGCCGCTGAAGGTGCGCGTCGCCGGCGTCGCGTAGTTTAAGGGGCGTGAAAGCCGGGGCGTGTTGGGCGCTCCGGCGAGTAGCGGAAGAGTGAGAACTTCTATGTCTAAATTATGGTGTGATTTCGAAACTAGGAGCCGTTGCGATTTACGCAGCCGCGGCGTGTACAACTACGCGCAGGACGCCAGCACCGACGTGCTGTGTATGTCATACGCATTTGATGACGAAGACGTGCGGACGTGGCTTCCTAGTGAGCCTTTCCCGCAAGCCGTCAAAGATCATATGGGGCTGGTGTACGCGCACAACGCAGCGTTTGAGCGCCTGATATTCTGGTATGTCCTACAGGTCGAGTTTAAGCTGGAGCAGTTTTATTGCACCGCAGCACAAGCCCGCGGCAACTGCGCGCCGGGCAGCCTTGAGGATGTGGGTCGCTTCGCTGGCGCCACCATGAAAAAAGACCACCGCGGCGGACAACTGATCCGCGCGCTATCCATCCCGCAAGGCGACGGCACATTCCGCGAAGACGCCAAGCTGATGCAGGAGATGGTTGACTATTGCGAACAGGACGTGCGGGCCATGCGTGCCATAGCGCAGGCGCAGCGTCCGCTGTCTGACGAAGAGTTGGCAGACTATCATGTCAACGAGCGCATCAACGACCGCGGCGTGTTGCTTGACCGGCCATTGGCGCTGGCTGCCGTGCGCTACGCTGAAGAAGAAAAGGCTGAGATACAAGACATCGTTGCAGAGATAACAGACGGCGAGATTAAGACCGTCCGCAGCCCCAAGATGAAGAATTGGGTGCTGGACAGGATAGGGCCGCAGGCGCTTGAACTGGCGAAAGTCATGAAGGACGGCGTTGAAAAGATGTCGATGGATAAGAATGTACGTGCTAAACTGCTAATACTAGCGGAGGAAAATCCAGATGAAGTACCATCGGAAGTTGCGGAAGTCATCCAGTGCGCGGACGATCTGTGGGCATCGTCCGTTGCTAAATTCCAACGTGCGGCGGCGCTTGCTGACGAGGAGGATCATAAGGTTAGAGGAGCGTTCGTATTTTCAGGAGGAAGTGCTACTGGCCGTGCTTCATCATTTGGGCTTCAAGTCCATAACTTCCCACGCAAGTGTGCAGCCGACCCGGCATTAGTACGGCAGGCTATGGTGCGCGGGCATCAAATTGTTCCCGATCATGGCCGCCGCGTAACTGACGTTCTAAAAGGTATGCTGCGCCCATCGCTGATGGCGGGCAAAGGCAAGCGGCTTGTGGTTGCCGATTGGGCAGCCATTGAAGCGCGTGTGACGCCGTGGGCATCCAACAGTGCCTCCGGCGCAACCAAGCTGGACATCTTTGCCAAGGGCGAGGACGTGTACAAGCACAACGCTATGGCAACCTTCCATGTCGGTTACGGCGAGGTCAACACAGACCAGCGCCAGATCGGTAAGGTGCAAGAGTTGGCTTGCGGCTTTGCCGGCGGCGTCGGTGCGTTTGCCAGCATGGGCCGCATCTACGGCTTGTTGATGTCAGAGAGCGATGCAAAGCGCATGGTGGACGCATGGCGCAGGGCTAACAAGTGGGCCGTGCCGTACTGGGCGGGCCTTGAAGACACCTATATGCGTGCCATGCGGAATAAGAACCGCGAGTTCACTGTTGGCCGCGTTACATATTTATTTGACGGATTGCATCTTTGGTATGCGCTTCCGTCGCGCCGTGTGTTATGTTATCCTTTCGCCCGTTTCGATGAGAAAGGTGACCTGACCTACGCGAAGGCTTCTTGGAAGCCCGCAGCCGACGCTAAGGAGTGGCCAAGGGCGCGGCTATGGCGCGGTCTAGCGTGTGAAAACATCACACAGGCTGTCGCCAACGACTTGCTGCGCTACGCCTTGCGGCAGTTGGACGATGTAGTTTTGCACATCCACGATGAAATCGTTTTGGAAGTGCCAGAAGAAGATGCAGAGGCTGCCGCAGCGCGGCTGGTGCAGACAATGTGTACGCCGCCACCTTGGGCATCAGGGCTTCCCCTGAACGCTGAAGTGGCTATCATGGATCGTTATGGAAAATAAGGAGCAAGCGATGAGTGAGGATCGCATTAAGTTCATCGACTACATAACTGGATTGGCCGCTGATACAGTGGGCGAAACAGCTTTAGTCGTTCGTCAGAAGCCCACGCATGACAGCGATGGCAACCTGATATACCACGCAGACGGCGCACCGAAGGCAACCTTTCCTGCGTTCTTGCCAGAAAAGGCCCGCATGAAAGAAGGCGAGGCTTGGTATGTCAACACAGGATCGTTCATCGTTGACCGCTTTGTAGACGGCAAGCCCGCTGCCAAGTCGAGCAACGTCGAGTTCGTGTTGTTCATGATGCTGGATGACATCGGCACAAAGTCAAAGACACCGCCGCTTGACCCGACATGGATACTAGAAACCAGCGAAGGTTCGTTCCAGTGGGGCTATGCGTTCAACGAACAGCCAAACAAGGGCGACTTCTGCGCTGCCATCAAAGCTATTGCAGATGCTGGCTACACTGATCCGGGCGCGACTAACGCTGTCCGCAACTGTCGTATCCCCGGCAGCGTCAACATGAAGCGGGGGCGTGGTGGCTTTCCTGCGCGGCTGGTCGAGTTTCACCCAGAGCGCGAATACGATTTAGCACAGATTTGTAGTGCGCTAGACGTTACGCCAGCCGAAGGCGACACCGCAGAGTTTAAGGCTGTGCAGTTGCGCGACAGTGGGCTGGACAACGTCCTGACATGGTTAAACGAAAAGAGCCTAGTCCTTAGCACGCTGAACAATGACGGCTGGTGTGCTATCGTCTGTCCTAACCATGCAGACCACAGCGATGGCATGATAGAGGCGCGCTACAAGCCGCTGGATCGTTCGTTCTGCTGCTATCATGGACACTGCCAAGACTTAGACAGCCGCACGTTCCTTGATTGGGTGGCTGCTAACGGCGGGCCAAAGGTAACGCCCGGCTTGCGTGACGAGTTAATCGCTGAACGTATGGCATCCATGTATGACAAGATAGCGCCAACGGAAGCCTTTCCTGACGAAGCCGCAGCGCGCGTGCGTGAGGTCGAAAAGAAAGAAGCAGGGCGGCTGGAACAAAGCGAGTGGTTCGAGCGTTTCGCTTATATACAGTCTGATGACTGCTATTTCGACATGGTGACGCGCCAAGAGATAGCCCGCAACGTCTTCAACGCCTTGTTCCGTCACGTTGACTGCCGCTCCATCCATAAGAAGACGCAGCGCGTGCAGTCATCCATCTATTTTGACGAGCGCCGTCAAGATCGCGGCGCCCCTGCGCTGGCAGCGGTGACGTTTGCCGCTGGCGATGACGTTCTGGTGACCCGCGACGGGTTGGTCTACGGCAACAGGTGGACAAACGCCCGCCCTGATGTAGCCCTTAGCGACACAATCGCGGATCATGATGTCGAGCCTTGGTTGGGACATTGCCGCAATCTGGTGTCGGACGATACAGAGTTGGATCACATTCTTGACGCTATGGCGTTCAAGATACAGAACCCAACGATCAAGATAAACCATGCAATCCTTATCGGCGGCGATGAAGGCGCGGGCAAGGACAGTATGTTCCAGCCGTTCCTTTGGGCGCTTGGCGGTAAGCATTGGCGCAACAGGTCAGTCATTGAGGCCGGCGGGTTGGATAGCCAATGGGGTTACTCGTTGGAAGCTGAAGTGGTCATCCTGAACGAGTTGAAGGAACCAGAGGCAAGAGAACGCCGGGCGATGGCTAACAAGCTAAAGCCGCTGATTGCTGCACCACCTGAAACGCTGTCCGTCAATCGTAAGGGGATGCACCCCTATGAGTTGGTCAACCGCCTGATGGTGGTCGCCTACACGAATGACCCGCTGCCGATCACACTGCCTACACAGGATCGTCGCTGGTTCTGCGTCTGGACACGCGCGCCGCGCATGACGCCAGCCGCAGCTAATGCGCTGTGGGGCTGGTATCAGAACGGCGGCTATGAAAAGTGCGCCGCTTGGCTGCACCAGCGCGACGTGTCGGCGTTTAACCCTGCCGCAACGCCGCCAGTGACCGAATGGAAGCTAAACATGGTCGAGCATGGTATGAGCGTAGCAGAAAGCTATCTGGTAGACTTGATGCGTGCAAGGTCGGGTGTGTTTGCTGAAGGTGTCATCGGGGGGCCGTTCCACCGTATCTGCGATGCGCTTGCGCCGCTTATCCCTGTTGGCGTGAAGGTTCCCCCAGCCGCGCTGCTTCATGCGTTAAAGGAATCTGGCTGGGTTGATATGGGGCGGATCGGATCAAAGGCTTATGCCACAAAGAAACACATATTTGTCGCGCCGGATGTGCTTTCAAAATATAACAAGTCAGATTTGCGTCATATGGCTGAAGAATTACCGAAGTCCGGCACAATGCCAAACATCGGCAGGAATTGACATCTGATATATAGCGATGATATACTGTTAGGGTTGGCAATGCTCCGCTAACCTGATTAAACCCCCGGCGTCCTCACTCCGCCGGGGGTTTTTTATTATTCTTCCCACACTGCTTCTGCGTCTAGGATCAGTTCGCAGGGTGGGTATCGCAAATGACATACTTCGTCATCAGTCAACACACCCCGAAAGGCAAGATGCTCCAACAGGCGATAGGCCAGCGTAGCTTCTGCGCGCTTGTCGTAGTCCTCAAAGGCTTCTGCTTCTTCATCGGTCATCGTTCATACTCCTTATCTCCAGCCCGCGCCATTCCAGTGCGGCGCGGAGTTTGTCTGCGTATTCAACCACAGTTTCGCAATATGCGCCATCGTCGCATTCTTTAATGGCGTCCACCAGCGCCCTTTGTTCAATGTCGGTCATTCTGGTTTCCAATCTTTAGGATAGGGGACTGTTCGATAGCTGGTCATGTGAAGTCTGCCATCTTCGCCCCAGTGTTCGGTTATGGTAGTTCCGTCATCATTCAGCAAAACGGCTAGGTCGCCATAAATATGTAGCGGCTTTCCTGTCTTGGGGTCGATGCGGTAGCGTATGTCGGCGGGGTCTATGAACCCGTTATCCGGCCAAGGGTCATCCCGCCATACTGGTCGTGCGGCGTGAACGTAGACTGGTATTTTGTCCGTCATTTCTTTTCTTCGATCCAAAAGTGATGCACCAGATAGTGCGTCGCGGTTTCGTCTGTCACCCTTTCGCCTACCCCGCCGCTTTCGGTGGTAAGGTGGTTGGTAAAAGTGTTTGGGTCTCTAGGCGACCGCACCGCAGGGGTGCGCGTTAGTTTCATATATCCGTTTTGGTCTGTCATTGTCTTACATCCATCTAGTTATGAAGGTTACGCCGCCCACAGTGCGGCACTTGAAGGCTTTGCCGTTGCGTATGCCGTATTGCGACACGTTGCGGCTTGTCCGCTTTGCATCGCCCTTGTTGGAGGCTGGCATAGTCGCGCTATCGCCTACAGCCATCGTTCCCATTGGGTAGAACATCGGGCGGCTCATTTGCCTTGCTCCCGTTCTTTACGGCGCTCTGCGAACGTTTTTCCGTCTAGCCCGCGCAGCGGCCATGCACTGTCGGACGAAACGCGATATTTGCGCCCAAGTGGCGCAGCTTGCTGTGGTATTTTAATCATTTTATAGCTCCACTGTTGTTATAGGTTTGGCGCGCTTGTCGTTTAGCCGTTCAAGCCAATATTTTTGTTCCGGCCCGAATGACCGGGCGGCATGGTACTTGAATAGCGCCATAGCTAGGTCATCATATCCTTTGCGCTTGTGCGTCACGATCAGCGGCGATGGCATCATAGGTTTATGATCTGGACTGTAGAAGCGCCGCCGGTTATCCGCCGTCACTTCGATTATATCGACTGTCGATAGGTTCAAGCCGTGCTCATTATTGATATAGGCAGCAATCACGCTCCTATCGCTTATATAACTAGCTAAGTGTTGGATTTGTTTTCGCAGTGAATATTCCATTAGTCTTGCCCTTTCTTGAGGGTTAGCAATTCGGTGCCTTCGCGTAGCCATGCCATGCGGAACCATTCACGATCCAAATGTGTCCGCCATAAAATGATTAACGTAACGGCTTGCAAGGATAGCAAGGCAACAATTGCAATTTGTTCATGTGACATAATCAATCATCCAATATTAAGGTTAATAGGAATAGTGCGGCGCCTGCTAATAGCGCCGTCATTTAGCGGCTAATTGCGCTTGCAAGGATACCGTTTCAGCAAGCCAAGTATCGCAACGGTGGCTTAATTCGTCGATTAGCTTTTTCGCATCGTCTAATTCCGTTTCGACGTTTAGCAATTCGCTAAGCCGTTCGGCTAGCACTACCGCTAGCTCATGGTTACGGTCTAATGCCGTACGGACTAATTCGCTATCCGATAGCATACGCAAATAATTTCTGTCCTGTGTCATAGTTTATTGTCCTTTTAACGTAATGATTATGGCGGTTATCGATAGCGCCAGAACGGCGCCAAAGCCTATTAGGGCGATAATATGCGCTATCATGGCCTAGGCGCCCTTCAATAGCGTTTTAAGCTCGGCTTTGATCGACCGGGCGGTTTCACCCTTCCACGTCGTGGCATTAGCTAGAAAATAGCGTACGACGGATTCGGCGTCGTCGTAATAGTATTTGTCGCGGATCGATTGCAGGCTATGCATCGCGTCCAGATAGGGCACCGCGCCGAAATATGGCTTGGTCCAGTCGCGGCTAATATCGCGCGCGATAGTGTCAATTGATCGTATCATAATATATTGTCCTTTACTGTACTGTTGCTGGCATTAGCGCCATAAACGCCGCGCGGTAACGGTCGCGCGGCTAATATGGCGCTAATCGTTTTGCAGATAGCCGCATTTCTTAATTGCGACGCCGCGGTAAAGCATACCGCGCTTGAGAAAATCAAAGCGCCATTTGGCTTGCCCTTGCCTAAGCTTAGGCCAAGCTATTTTTTGACCGTCTGTTAAGATTGCCCAAGCCGTCCAATTGTTAATCATGATATATCCTTTCAAGTTAAGTTAACGTTAGCCGACAACAAAGCCGGATTGATCGCGGCGTGCCGGGCCTTTAGCGTATAGCGCAACGATAGCGCCCTTAGGGTCCAAATGGCGGATATCCGTATCGTCACCGTCAACGACGGGAAGCCCTAAAAACGTATCGCCATTGGCTAGCATTGCTTCAACGATAGCGCGGTTGCGGAATACTACCGCTATCCGCTCGCCATTAGCGACGGCCTTAGCGACAAACGGTTGATAGGCTGGCACGCCGCTATAGCTAAATGTTAGGTCGTAATTAGCCGGGATATGTTTACGGTTGGCAAGCTTTGTATAATCGTAAAACTGGATATCGGGTAAAGCTTGCATGATATTTGCATATGCATAGCCAATGCCGACATTTTCCCATCGTACGTCGCTAGTACCGTTTAGACGTACGATAAGCTTATAACCGCGGCGTTTTGCCTTAGCCCGCTCGCGGATAAGCTCGTTTTGCAATTGCAGCATGAATTGATCGCGGTATTGATTGAAGTATAGCGTTTTGCGTAGGCGCGATAACATTACGTTAGACATAGCGCCGCGCCCGGCTTTGAATAGGCAAGGCCCTTCACAACCGGCGGTTGACGCCATAGCGCACAATTGCACGCCGCTTCCCATTGCTGGCATTAGATATAGTATAGCCGTTTTTATACCGTATTTTTCGCCCTTGATCGTTTTGGCGTTTGTATCAATGCCAAGCAATTTATCGGGGAAGCGGCTAAATAACGAGCGGTTGTGATCGTTGCCTAAAATCTGCAATTGGATATCTAACGATAGCGCGGATATATCATAAGCCAGCGCCAATTCGGATTTAGTTTGCATTAACATATTGTCTCACTCCTATGTTGTGTCGATATCGCTACACATTGTGTTGCAATACGTCCGTCGCAGAATAAGAGGTCACTTGCAAGCGTAAAATGCATTGCCAGTGAAAATAGGTGAAAGGTAGGCTATGGAAAGCGGCTTGATCGCCTACCGCGAAACGGCTTAAGCGCGCGCGTTAGCGGATAAGGTAGGCTAGGTAGGCTATGGAAGTTATAGTCATTAATAAAATGAATAATATTATATACTATATAGGGTGAAACGTATTAGGCCCGCCCCCGGTAACGCCGCGTTATTTTCGCGCGACTTGAAAAGTCATAGCCTACATAGCCTACATAGCCTACCTGCTGTATTAACACAGTAACACACCTCTCAATTCATCGCCGACTTGAAAAGTCATAGCCTACATAGCCTACCGCCACATGGATTGTTGCAATTGCTTTGCGTTAGCAGCCGCAATATGTTTTTCTTAATGCTAACGGCTCGCAATAAGGGAAAGGCCAACCCAAAATCCAGCACATAGAACAAAGCCAGAACGCGTCGAGCAGGGGGTAGGGGGTGGCAGGGCCGAGCGCCGCGTGGCTGACACGGTCACGGTACGCAAACAATTTTTTTTATTTGTAAAAATCTTATCGCACCCCTGCACCAAAGCCTGTTGCGTATTTGTTCCCAGTAGATTATTGTGCAGCTAATGACATTTTACTCACTGCCATTTACACCAGAACGGACGCAGGCCACCGAGTCGCGGCTAGAGGCAATCTATGAAGCTGCCCGCTACGGGCTAAAGGGTGATAGCCTCGCTATGGCAGCCGGCATGACGCCGCGGCAATTTCGCGTGCTGGCGGAGTCTGACCCGCTGGTCGAGATGGCTGAAGCCAAGGGGCGCAGCGAAGGTGAGTATGTCGCCGGCAAGACCATGTACGAAGCGGCACGCGATGGCGACGCTAAGGCTGCACTGGAGATACTAAAGCATCAGCACGGCTGGGTAGCCAAGCAACAGATCGACGTAAACATCGACCAACAGATAAGCATTACAGGCGCACTGGAGAAAGCCCAACAGCGCGTCATCGAAGGGACGTATCTAGAGATACCCCAGCTAGAGGATAACTCCAATGCAAACACCGATATACAGCGCATCGGAAGAAATGGAATTGATGGCAAGGTTGTGGAGTCCATCTCTAAAGGATGACCCACTAGCATTTGTGCTGTACACATTCCCGTGGGGCCAAGCAGGCACACCGCTGGAGAACTTCCCCGGCCCGCGTAAATGGCAGCGCCAGATACTAGCTGACTTGCGTGACCACATCAAAGAGAACAACGGTAAGATAGACTTCAGCACAGCGCGGATGGCGATTGCGTCAGGACGCGGTATTGGCAAGTCCGCCCTAGTCAGTTGGCTAACAATATGGATGCTGTCGTCAAGGATCGGCAGCACTACCATCGTGTCGGCAAACTCCGAGGCGCAGTTGCGCTCCGTCACATGGGCAGAAATTACCAAGTGGTTGGCGATGTCACTCAACAGTCACTGGTTCGAGATAGCTGCCACACGCATCATGCCAGCCAAGTGGCTGACGGAACTGGTCGAGCGTGACCTGAAGAAAGGCACGCGCTACTGGTCAGTCGAGGGGCGGCTGTGGTCTGAAGAGAACCCCGACGCATACGCAGGGGTCCACAACTTCGACGGTGTAATGCTGATCTTCGACGAAGCCAGCGGTATCCCCGACAGCATCTGGTCGGTGAGTGACGGGTTCTTCACAGAGAATACACCACATCGGTTCCATCTGGCTTTCTCCAACCCGCGGCGCAACACAGGGTATTTCTACGAGACATTCCACAGCAAGCGGGCGTTCTGGTCAACACGCGTCATCGACGCCCGCGATGTCGAGGGTACAGACAAACACCTGTACCAGCGCATCATCGACGAGTACGGGCCAGACAGCTACCAAGCCAGTGTCGAAGTCTACGGTAACTTCCCATCAGAAGGTGACGACCAGTTCATCGGCAGCAATCTGGTTGATGATGCCATGAAACGGCCACCTGTCAAAGATGACAGCGCGCCCATTGTCATAGGCGTGGACCCGGCACGCTTTGGGGCGGATGCCACCGTCATCGCCATACGGCAGGGCCGGGACATCCTAGAGTTGCGGAGACACCGCGGGGCTGACACGATGGAAGTGGCTGGCTACGTCATTGACGCCATAGAGCAGTTCAAGCCTGCACTGGTCTGCATCGACGAAGGCGGGCTAGGCGCAGGCGTCGTAGACAGGTTGAAGGAACAGCGGTACAAGATACGCGGCGTGAACTTCGGCAACAAAGCCAAGAATCAGATCATGTGGGGTAACAAGCGCGCAGAGATGTGGGGCGCCATGCGTGACTGGCTACGCACAGGCCATGTGCCCAACGACAGGTTCTTGAAAACAGACCTTATCAGCCCGCGCACCAAGCCTGACAGCAAGGGTACGCTATTCCTCGAAAGCAAGAAAGATATGAAGTCACGCGGGCTGGCGTCACCTGACGCAGCGGACGCCATAGCGGTTACGTTTGCCTTTCCTGTAGCATCACAGGATTTTCGACAAGGACGCGTTGACAGACGCTCTCCAAGCAGGTATTCTCCCGCTGGAGTTTCTACAAGCTGGATGGGCAGTTAATGGCAGGCAAGAAAAAATCTGTGTCGTTGTCCGTAGGCCGTGGCGAAAAGTTGCCTGTGTCTAAGGGTGCGGGACTGACCGCTGCTGGCAGAGCCAAGTACAACGCTGCAACAGGCAGCAAACTAAAGGCGCCTGCGCCCAGCCCGAAGACAAAGGCTGACGCAGGACGTAAAGCGTCATTTTGCGCGCGTATGGGTGCAGTGGCTGCCAAGGCTAAAGATGGCGAACGTGCCAAAGCAAGTTTGAGAAGGTGGAAATGCCCATGAAACCCGGACTATATGCCAACATCCACGCCAAGAAAGCCCGCATTGCTGCTGGGTCAGGCGAAAAAATGCGTAAGCCGGGCACTAAAGGCGCCCCTACAGCCAAGGCTTTCAAAGAAAGCGCCAAAACCGCTAAAAAACCAGCTAAGAAGGGTAAGTAAATGGCAGGCAAAAAGCCAACAATGCGTGAGAATATTTCGTCGCGTCCAACCGACAGTTCTGGTCGCCGCGCAACAGATGCCGACCTTGGTATAGGCCCCGGCGTCGCTGCTCTCCGCAAAGCAGCCGCTGAAAAGATCATGAAGCGCGAAGGTACGACAAGCCCAAGCGGCGCTCGCCCAGCAGTGCTGCGCGTTGCCCCCGCCAAACCGGTTAAACCGGTAGCAAAAATTATTCCTGCTAAACAACAGGCTATTATTCGCACCACTACTGCGTACAAGCCAACGCCAACAAAGAAGAAGTAAAATGCCTCTGGTTAAGTCGCCCAGCAAAGCCGCGTTCCGCAAGAACATCAAGGCAGAGGTAAACGCCGGAAAACCTGTTAAACAGGCGGTCGCAATCGCGTACAGCGTAAAGCGTGAATCCGCTAAAAAAGGTAAAAAGTAACCACAATGGCTGATCCGACAGGTATTAACAAAGTAGGCGACGTAGCTGACATCGGTAGCGATCCAGCGAACACGCGGGGCGATCCAGATACAATGGCAACTATGCGCCATCGTATGCAGATGGGTATGGCTGCGCTGTCAGACAGCCGTGAAGATGAACTAGACGATCTGCGGTTTATGGCTGGCAGCCCTGACAACCAGTGGCAGTGGCCAGCCGACGTATTGGCGACCCGCGGCGCGGTGCAGGGCCAGACGATCAACGCACGTCCCTGCTTGACAATCAACAAACTGCCACAGCACGTCCGTCAGGTGACGAACGAGCAGCGTCAGAACCGCCCAGCCGGTAAAGTAATACCCGTCGATGACAACGCTGACATTGAAGTGGCAGCTATTTTTGACGGCGTTGTGCGGCACATCGAATATATGTCCGACGCGGACGTAGCCTACGACACCGCCTGCGACAACCAAGTAACGTATGGTGAAGGTTACATTCGTCTAATTACAGAATATTGTAACGAAGAAACCTTTGACCAAGACGTTCGCATTATGCGCGTCCGCAACTCGTTTAGTGTTTACATGGACCCAACGATCCAAGACCCATGCGGTTCTGACGCTGAATGGTGCTTTGTTACGCAGGATATGACTAAAGACGAGTATGAGCGCGAATTTCCAGACGCGTCACCCATTTCGTCGATCATGTCCACCGCTGTTGGCGATGAAAGCCTGTCGGCATGGCTTGATGAAGACACTGTCCGCATTGCGGAGTATTTTTACTACAAACGCAAGCGTGAAACGCTGAACCTGTACCCCGATAATGTATCTGCGTTCAAAAACACCGACATGGATAAGCAATTGCGCGCCATGTACGGCAAACCTGTCCGCACACGCGAAGTAGACCGCAAAAAAGTCATGTGGATGAAGACCAATGGCTATGACGTGCTTGACGAACGCGAGTGGCCGGGCAGTTGGATACCTGTCGTGCGCGTCGTAGGCAATGAATTTGAAGTGCAAGGCCAGATTTACGTATCTGGTCTGGTGCGGAACGCCAAAGACGCGCAGCGTATGTACAACTACTGGACCAGCCAAGAGGCAGAAATGCTTGCGCTGGCTCCAAAAGCACCATTTATTGCCTATGGCGGTCAGTTTGAAGGCTACGAGAACCAGTGGAAGACTGCCAACACGACCAACTGGCCGTATTTGGAAGTCAACCCAGACGTTACAGACGGCGCTGGGAACGTATTGCCGCTTCCGCAGCGTGCAGCGCCCCCGCTGCCGCAAACAGGTCTGATACAGGCTAAAATGGGCGCTGGTGAGGACATCAAGTCCACCACCGGCCAGTATGACGCATCTTTGGGCGCGCAAGGCAACGAACGGTCTGCAAAAGCCATTACCGCACGCGAAAAGCAGGGCGATGTTGGCACGTACCACTATGTTGACAACCTTGCCCGTGCGATCCGTCACATTACCCGCCAGCTTGTCGATATTATCCCTAAGATTTACGACACACAGCGTATTGCGCGCATCATCGGCGTTGATGGCGAAGTCAGCATGGTCAAAATGGACCCAATGCAGCAAGAGCCTGTCAAGGAAATTCGTGACCAAAATGGCGGCTTGATCGAAAAAATCTACAACCCGTCAATCGGCACATACGACGTTATGGTCACTACTGGCCCCGGCTACATGACCAAGCGTCAAGAGGCGCTCGACGCCATGTCGATGATCCTGCAATCAAACCCGCAGCTTTGGACTGTGGCCGGCGATTTGTTCATTAAGAACATGGATTGGCCCGGAGCGCAGGAAATGGCGAAGCGGTTCAAGAAAATCCTTGACCCGAAAGTCTTGGAAGAAGGCGACCAATCGCCAGAAATCATGGCTGCCAAGCAACAGATCGAAGCCTTGTCGCAAGAACTCAACCGTGTCTCTGACATCATGGAAAACATCCAAGACAGCGCAGAGCAGCAGAAAATCTCCATCGACAAGTACAAGGCTGAAGTGCAGGCTTACGAAGCTGAAACCAAGCGTATCTCTGCTGTACAAAACAGCATGACACCTGAGCAAATTCAGGATATTGTCATGGGTACGATTGCAGGCGCGCTGGATACAGGCGACTTGATCGGCGGTTCACCTGAAATGCGCGAAGTACCGCAGATGGACGAACAGATGCAGCAAGCCCCTGAAATGGGTGAGCAGCCTGAGATGCCAATGGAAATGCCAGAACAAGCCCCTGAAGGAATGATGTAATGAGTTGCGCTGATTTTATAGGTACTCTGTTTCTCGCGCGCGATGTGGCTCACTCGACGCACCTGAACACGCGCAGCTTCTCCAAGCACTCTGCTTTGAACACGTTTTACGATGAAGTCATCGAACTGGCGGACAAATTTGCAGAGGCTTATCAGGGAAAATACGGCCTAATTGGCCCTATTTCGCTTATGTCAGCTAAGAAGACTAACAACATTGTCGAGTTTCTTGAAGGTCAGGTAGACGAACTTGAGGAAATGCGGTATAAAGTTGTCGATAAGGATTGTACCCCTTTACAAAACATTATCGACGAGATTTTTGGCCTGTATTACAGCACGCTGTATAAACTTAAATTTCTCGCATAAGGACGCGCTATGGAACTCTTAAACCCTTTAAGCAAAGCTGATTATCCTTCGTACAATGTGGCGTATACCGGCACTGCTGGCAATACGTCCGCGTGGCCTGCCGGCGCGCAAGGCGTCGTTGTCTGGTCGGATCAGGCTTGCTATATCGAAGTCGGCGTTGGCGCCGTTGCTACGACCGCCAGCACGCCAATCCCACCTTTCACACCAATTCCTTTTGTGCTGACCGTCAACACGTCGGGCGCTCCTTGGCGCGTAAGTGCAGTACAAGTGTCAACAGCCGGCACTGTGTATTGCAAACCGATTAATCGGAATTGATAAATGGGCTTTGGCGGCGCGCTTCGTAACGGTATCTCTTTAGGATTAGGGAGCATTATTAGCTTTCTGTCTGGCTACGCTGACGCGACCGTGCAAGGCAATTTGCTGACTGAAATTGGAGACAACCTCGTCCAAGAGGACGGCGGATTGTTGCTACTGGAGTAATTAGATGTCAGTAACCCCTTCACCCATCGGCGGCTTTGCAGCACAGTTTTTTGATAACAATGGCGTTATCCTGTCGGGCGGCAAGATTTATACCTATGCTGCCGGCACAACTACGCCGCAAGCAGTCTACACCAGCGCGTCTGGCGCTACGCCGCACGCGAACCCTATCATTCTGGATAGCGCAGGACGCGTACCGGGCGGTGAGATTTGGCTGACTGACGGTCTGGTCTATAAGTTTGTCATCGAAACAGCGACAGCTATTTTGATTGGCACTTACGACAACATTACGGGTATTAACTCAAACTTTGTTAACTACACTATTCAAGAAGAAGTTCAGACGGCCACAGCAAACCAGACTGTGTTCAACCTATCGACGATCAACTACACGCCCGGCACGAACTCGCTCACCGTCTACATCGACGGCGTAAACCAGTATGTCGGTGATAGCTATCTGGAAACAGACAGCGACACCGTAACGTTTACGTCTGGCGTACACGTCGGCGGCGAAGTCAAGTTTACCACAGCAATCCAGACAACTACTGGCTCTGTAGACGCGTCCATCGTAACCTTTACCGGATTTAACGGTCAGACCGGCGTTGTGCAAGATTTGGCTGATAACGACGGGTCTGATTGGATCGGCTTTGAACAATCTGGAACCGGCGCTGTAGCCCGATCCGCGCAAGACAAAATGCGCGATTTTATAAGTGTTAAGGACTTCGGTGCTGTAGGCGATGGCGCTATTGACGATACTGATGCTATTCAAAATGCGGTAGATTATGCTTTTACTAATGATATTTCTGCTGTTTACGTACCCGCAGGTATTTATAAAACTACTAAACCAATCGTATTATGGGGTGGTTTTAATTATTCTGGTTCTGCTAGCTATCTATACGGCGATGGTGTTAATGCTTCAATCATTAAAAAAACCACCAATACAACTTTAGCTGATGGAAGTAACTGGGCAGCTATTGATGCCGTTATTATTTTAGGCCGTTATAGTTATCCTACCGCCGATCAAACTGTTTACAATGTTGCAATTAGCAATTTATCTTTACAAGGCGCTGCAACATCTTCTGCCGTAGATTTTGGTATTGCAGCTACAAATGCTTGCGGTCAAATTCGTTGTGAAAAGTTAGATATTCGTGGCGTAGATATTGGCACGCAGTTTCAAGGCAACACTTTTTTATCCACATTTAGAGAAATTATTTGGGCAGGCGGGACATTTCCTTTAAGCAAAGGGTTTTCAATGACTGCATCAGGCACAAGTGTCCTTTTAGAAGATACTTATGTGTTTGCTTCTACAGTAATTGCTTATGAATTAAGAAGCCTTTATTCAACCGCTATTAATACGGCTGCTGATGCTTGTTCAGGCACTATATATGATATTCGTTTTTCTCAATGGAATATGAGTGGCGTAGGTTCTGAAAGTCCTTTAGCTACAACAGTAGTTCTTGTAGATAATGATTCACAAGTAAATATGAACGCAGCAACATTGTTTGTAGCTACTAGTGGCAATCAATTTACTATTCTTGGAAATTCAAACCTTAGCGTGGTTAATAGTGCTATTGGTTATGCTAGCGGTCAATCAAGTACAGGTTATTATTATTTACTTGGCTCCGGTTGCTCAATAACCTTGGATTCGATACTTAACTATGGTACTTTTGCAACTGCAAGCACAGGGGTTGCGACTTCTTTAGCAAGACAATCTTCAGGAACATTTACCTCTACGGCTAGTACAGCTAGTGCAGTTAGCGGAACTTGGACTGCTGGAACAGGAAAATGGACTCAAGTTGGTAATGTTGTTACCATGCAAATACAATTTACTGGAACAAACCTTGGTTTTAGTTCGACTAGCGGTTATTACAAATGGACAGGTTTGCCTACAACTTATGTCACTATAACTGGGGGTAGCGGTACATGGGTTTCTAGCAATGTATCTGACGCTGTAGCTGGTGTAGTTCAAGTAAATGCCGATGGTACTTTTTGGATATACGCCCCTAACAACACAAATCTTGCTAGCAGTATTCTTGTAACTGCAACTTATTTTGTTTCTTAAGGAATAAATCATGGCAGACGTAAAAATATCAGGGTTACCAGCATCAACTACCCCACTAGCGGGTACGGAAGTTTTGCCGATTGTTCAAAGTGGGGTTACTAAACAAGTAGCTGTTAGTGATTTAACTAGTGGTCGTTCAGTGTCGGCTACTAGTTTTACACCTAGTGGGGCTACTGTTCCAGCTAACGGCGTTTATCTTCCTTCCGCTAATACTTTAGGTTTTGCGACAAACAGTACTGGTGCAGTGTGGGTTGACAGTGCTCAAAAAGTTGGCGTTGGTACTAGCACACCCGCCACTACATTTCAAATTAATGGCGCTATTGCAAATACAGGCGGCGTTAGTTCATCTTCTTTTTCGGGCGCCGCCGCTGTAGTAAACGCTTCCGCATCTTCAGCCACAGCAGGTACACACGGATCTAGCCTTGTTTTTGCTCAATCTTGGGCAAGCGGCACGCCCTCAAGTGTAATTGCAACTGGTCAAATTACAGGCGTAAAAACAGCTAATGATGGTAGTTTTGGTGGTGGTTTAGCATTTTGGACTTCAAATGGCGGTGGAACTGATTTAGCAGAACGTATGCGTCTTAATTCTGCTGGCGATGTAACCGTTAATACAGGCAACATCGTAATCGGCACTGCTGCCAAAGGCATCGACTTCAGCGCAAACACTGGCACGGCAGGCATGACCAGCGAATTGCTGAACTGGTATGAAGAAGGTAATTGGACGCCTGTAGATGGTTCAGGTGCCGGTTTATCAATTACAGTTGTTTCAGCAAAATACACTCGCGTAGGCAACATAGTTACGGTTCAAGTCAAAGTGACCTATCCTGCTACAGCATCGGCGGCTGGCGCTGCCATTGGCGGATTGCCTTTTACGCCTGCAACTGAATGCGCTGGCGCGTATTACTCTGGCGTAGCGGCAGGGCCGACATATTATGTTGCAGGCGTTATGTATTTTGCCACCGCAGCAGGCGCGGCTGTATCAAACGTAACGCTGAGCGGGCAGTCAGTAATCTACAACATGACTTACGCCGTATAGCCTACATTTGCCTTTAAGGACTTATTATGACACTTACAAAAGCTACTTATTCCTTAATAAACGGGCCAGTAGGTAACGTCAAAGATTTTGGCGCTAAAGGTGATGGTGTCACTAATGATACGGCTGCGCTGCAAGCTGCAATCACTTCCATTTGTAACGCTGAAGGCATTTTGCTGTTCCCGCCGGGGGTGTACAAAATCTCAGCACCGCTTACTTTTCCAAATAAATCTTTTGTTATCCGCGGTTCTGGCCCAACAGCCACTAACATTTCCGAAATTGCGGGCTCTGGCCTGATCAAACTTTTTGACCTGACAGGAACAAATGGCCCTTCAGTAGTAATCGAAAACATGGGCTTTTTTGGCCCAACTACAGCGCCCCCTAGCTATGGTGGTGATGGTTGCTATTTTGCTAACTCGAACGGCGTTAGCCTTATAAACTGTTGGTTTGCAGGCTTGACCAACGGCATCAACAAACAGAACACCTCATCCTTTGTTCGCGTTCTTGACTGCACATTTGAATTTTGCGTTACTGGCATTTCGTTCAATGACGGCGTTCAGTGCATAGTCAACAATACTACGTTTTACCGCAACACCACAGATTTTAATTTGGTCGGATCGTGCAGCTTGGGCTTGTTTACCAACTCCACGCACGGCGAAACCATAACGAATTGCTTTTTCTTAAATGGCGTAACGGACGCCATTATTGAGAACGTAACGTGTCGGCAGGATTTTACATCCTACACGCCTGTGATTATGGAGTTGGCTAATAGTTGCAAACGGAATATCATCCGTAACATTCGCACATATAATTTTGGTACTAAATTAATTAAACTCAACAGCGGCGCGTCAAACAACAACAACCTGTTTGATGGGTTGTATTCGACGATCCAACCTGTTGTCCCGCCATCATTACCGCTGCCTGCTGGCACAGGCGGAAGCGGAATTGAAATCGGCGCGTCTAACCAAAACAACACGTTTAGCAATATTAATTTTATTGGCCTTGATGTTTCCATTGTAGAAGCTGGCGGGGCAAACATATTTAACGATGGAATTATTAACACTTCCATAACCGCTGGTATACGCATCCAAGACGCTGATAACTGTGAATTTTTCGGTATTACTCTTGTTAACAATACCGTTGATTGGGTAACCTCTGGAACTGTTAATAGTGTTTGGTTGGCTAATATAAAGGGGACAGTAACTGGGCTTACACCTCAAAGATATGGGTCGCGTGGTGCAGGGCCGCTTGGCCGTTTATTCTACGGAACAGCGGCACCGTCAACACTTGCCTATTTGCAAGGTGACAGGGTACTAAACATTAGCCCCGCAGTTGGCACGCCTAAAGGATGGGCTTGCACGGTTGCTGGAACCCCCGGCACATGGGTAAGCGAGGGCAACCTATAACAAGATTGCCAGACTGCATCAAATGATGTAGTCTAGCCACCAACCGTACTGATGCGGCTCATCAGGAACTCTTTAAGGGTTAAACATGGACGATAATGTCTTTACCGAAGCGGATGCCTCCGCGCCAGAACTCGAAGCCACGGCAGCAATCGAGCCTGTAGAAAACACGACGCCGGAAGAGCAGTCTGCTGAACAGGAAGCACCCAAGACTTTTTCACAAGAAGACTTGGACGCCATCGTAGGCAAACGACTCGCAAGAGAGCAGCGTAAATGGGAACGCGAACAGGCTCAAAGAGCAGAGGAAGTGCAGGCCCGGCAGCAGCCGATCCACGACATAACCCCTGAACAATTTGAGACTTACGAGGATTACGCAGAGGTTTTGGCCGAACGTAAAGCCGAAGAAATGCTGGTACGCCGTGAAAGGGATACCCAGCAACGTGCAATGCTAGAGTCTTATCACGAACGTGAAGAGGCAGCGCGGGACAAGTATGATGACTTTGAACAAGTCGCATACAACCCCAACCTTCCGATCACCGACGCGATGGCGATGGCAATACAAGCATCCGACGTTGGCCCCGACGTGATTTATCACTTAGGTGTCAACACTAAAGATGCCCAGCGTATTTCGCGTTTAGACCCCATTTTGCAAGCTAGGGAAATTGGTATGATTGAGGCGCGGCTTTCAGCCGAACCTACATTCAAAAAAACCTCCAACGCCCCGGCACCGATTGCACCTGTCACAGCCCGCACCGCTGGTGCGCCAACATTTGATACGACAGACCCACGGTCAGTAAAGTCCATGAGTACGTCAGATTGGATTGAAGCAGAACGGCTACGGCAGATCAAGAAGTACGAGGCACAACGCAACCGATAAATTAGGATTATTTCCATGTCTAACTCGATTTTAACAATCGACATGATCACGCGCAAAGCGCTTGAGATTCTCGAAAACAACTTAGTTCTTACCCGTAACGTAAACCGTCAGTACGATGACAGCTTTGCTGTTGAAGGTGCTAAGATTGGTTCAACTCTGCGTATCCGTCTTCCAGACCGCGCACTTGTAACTGATGGCGCAGCCCTTCAGGTACAGGATGACAACGAGCAGTTCACAACTCTGACCGTTGCCAACCAGAAGCACATTGGCGTTAACTTCACGACTGCTGAATTGACCATGCAGTTGGATGACTTCGCTGACCGCGTTCTCAAGCCACGTATCTCGCAGCTTGCTTCCAGCATCGACGCTGACGTTGCAAATGCGTATGCAACCATCGGTAACACTGTCGGCACGCCCGGCACTACGCCAGCTACTTCGGCTGTTCTTCTTGCTGCACAGCAGAAGCTGAACGAAAATGCTGCCGTGATGTCGCCACGTTATGCCACTGTCAACCCAGCCGCAAACGCTGGTTTGGTTGAAGGCATGAAGGGTCTTTTCAACCCAACCGACACTGTCAGCAAGCAGTTCAAGAACGGCATGATGGGTACAGGCGTACTTGGTTTCGAAGAAATCAATATGTCGCAGTCCATTAAGCAGTTCACCACTGGTTCGCGTACTGCAACTGGCGGAACGACTTCGGCTGCTGTCACGTCGGAAGGCGCAACCACCATCGCCATCACTGGCGCTGGCGCGGCTGGCACTGTAAAGGCTGGCGACGTGTTCACTGTAGACGCTTGCTTTGCTGTCAACCCACAGACCCGTGAAAGCACAGGTTCGTTGTTCCAGTTCGTTGCTCTGGCTGATGTCACGCTCAACGGCTCTGGCGCAGGCAGCATTACTGTTGCACCGATCTACTCGGCTGCACACGCGCTTGCTACCGTCAACTCTTTGCCTGCTACCAGCAAAGCAGTTACCTTCGTCGGTGCGGCTTCTACGCAATACGCGCAGAACCTCGTATACCACAAGGACGCTATCACCTTCGCAACAGCCGACCTTCTGCTTCCACAGGGCGTAGATATGGCTTCGCGTCAGGTGCATAACGGTATCTCGCTTCGCGTTGTTCGTCAGTACGACATCAACAACGACCGTATGCCTTGCCGTATTGACGTTCTGTATGGTTACAGCACGATCCGTCCGCAGATGGCTGTTCGGATGTGGGGTTAATCTAATAACGGCCCCCAGTTCGCTGGGGGCCAAACTTTTTTAAGGATTTTTACAATGGCTATTCTACCTAATGGCGCTGGCGGTTACCAAGTTGGTGACGGCAATCTTGGCGAAGCTACACTTTCAATCTCTAACATCCCTACCGCGTATACGGCACTAGCAACACTAACCACTGCCGAATTGGCTGGTGGCCTTGTTGTCTACACTTCATCTAGCACGGCAGACCTTACACTTCCTACAGTCACCGTTGTTAACGCTGACCTTAGCAGCGCAAAAGTAAACTCATCGTTTGATGTTGCTTTGGTTGCTACCAGCACTGGCGTGCCTACTATCGTAGTTGGCACAGGCTGGACGCTGGTTGGTTCAGGCGCTGGCGTTGCTTCTAAGAGCGTATTGTTCCGCGCTGTTAAAACTGGCGCTGAAACGTACAACCTGTACCGTATCGCTGGCTAATAAGTTTGCCCCGGCTACGGTCGGGGCATCCTTTTCAGGAGAAAACCAATGTCTAATACAAAATCTATTGGCGTTGCCTTCCTCGACCAAGATATTATTGGCGCACAATATATTTTGGCTGACGAGCAAATCGGCTACACCGCCGCAGCACAAGGTACGGTTACACAGGGAACTACGTCGGGCAAAGGAACTGCGGTCACGCTGAACAAACCAGCCGGTCGCATTACTATGGACAACGCGTCTTTGACTACTGCTACTAACGCTACGTTCACGCTGACCAACAGCTTCATTTCTGCAAATGACACTGTTGTTCTTACTATCTCTGGCGGTCAAGCGACCGCTGGATCATACAACGTGTTTGCTAACTCGCTGGCTGCTGGCTCCGTCAGCATCAGCCTACGCAACATTTCTGGCGGTACGCTGTCAGAAGCAGTAGTGATTAACTTTGCAATCATCCACTGCGCTTAACTAATTTGGGCGGCTCTCGGGCCGTCCATTTTTAAAGGTTTTATATGGCTGTCATCTATCTTATTCACGAAGTCCACGGCGCAAAAGTCGCTATTTCAGAAGAAGAAGCGATTTGTGATGAAGATTTCGGCTGGGAACGCTATAATCCTAACGCGCCTGTAGAGGCGCCAGTAAACGAAATGCCGGTAGCCAAAAGCCGCCGCAAAGCGCAGGAAGACTAACCAATGGCAACTGCTGGTGACATAATTAACGGTTCGCTTAGACTGCTAGGTGTTCTGGCAGAAGGCGAAGTTCCATCGGCTGAAACGTCGCAAGACGCACTGCGCGCCATGAACCAGATGATTGATAGCTGGAACACAGAGCGCCTGTCCGTTTACTCGACCCAAGACCAAGTGTTCACATGGCCGTCAGGTTTGCTTTCACGCACGATGGGGCCAAGCGGTGACTTTGTTGGCAATCGCCCAGTGCTGCTGGATGACAGCACGTATTTCAAAGACCCCGGCACTGGCGTCAGCTACGGCATCAAATTCATCAACCAGCAGCAGTATAACGGCATCGCGGTCAAGACCGTCACATCGACATACCCGCAAGTCATCTTTGTCAACATGACGTTCCCCGACATTGAGATGTACATCTATCCGCGGCCTACGCGCGATCTGGAATGGCATTTCATTTCGGTTGAGGAACTCAGCCAGCCTGCAACGCTGGCGACTACACTGCATTTCCCGCCCGGCTATCTGCGTGCGTTCCGCTATAACTTGGCGTGCGAAATGGCGCCTGAGTTTGGCGAGGAACCGTCGGCACAGGTTCGCCGCATTGCTATGTCCTCGAAGCGTAACATCAAGCGCATCAACAACCCTGATGACATCATGTCGATACCGTACAGCCTCATTGCTTCACGTCAGCGGTTTAACATCTACGCTGGGAACTATTAATGAAGACGCCGATCCTTGGGTCGGCGTATGTCGCTAGAAGCGTCAACGCCGCCGACAACCGCATGGTCAACCTGTTTCCTGAAATTGTCCCAGAGGGCGGCAAGGAACCAGCGTTCCTTCAGCGCGCGCCGGGGCTGACTGCTCTTGCTACCATTGGCATTGGCCCTATCCGCGGGCTGTGGACGTATGGCATCTACGGCTATGTCGTGTCTGGCCCAACACTGTTTCAGCTTGACAGTAGCTGGAACGCAACCGCTAAAGGCACTGTTGGCGGCACTGGCCCTGTCAGCATGGCTGACAACGGCACGCAGCTATTCATTGCGGCTAACCCGCAAGGCTACATCTACAACGCCAGCACTGACGTGTTCCAGCAGATCACCGACCCTGACTTCCCCGGCGCCGGCACTGTCGGTTACATCGACGGCTATTTTACGTTCAACGAACCAAACAGCCAGAAAATCTGGGTTACGCAGCTACTGGACGGAACCAGTGTTGACCCGCTGGAGTTTGCTAGTGCTGAAGGCAATCCAGACAATGTCGTTGCGGTCTTTGTAGACCACCGCGAAGTCTGGGTGTTTGGCACAAACTCAACCGAAGTCTGGTATGACGCAGGACTTCTTGACTTTCCGCTGACCCGTATCCAAGGCGCGTTCAACGAACTAGGCTGCGCTGCCCCGTACAGCATCGCCAAGATGGACAACCAAGTCTACTGGCTAGGCAAGGACGCACGCGGCCAAGGCATCGTCTACAAGGCCGCTGGCTACATCGGTCAGCGCGTGTCTACGCACGCTATCGAATGGCAGATGCAAGAGTACGCTGACTTGACAGACGCTGTTGGATACACGTACCAGCAGGACGGCCACAGCTTCTATGTCCTCAACTTCCCTAGCGCCGACACCACATGGGTGTACGATGTCGCTACCGGCGCATGGCATGAGCGCGCTTCGCTTAATAACGGCGAGTTTAACCGTCACCGCGCTAACAACCAGATGTTCTTTAACGACACCACAGTTGTTGGCGACTACCAGACCGGCAAAATTTATGCGTTTGATCTAGAAGTGTACGCTGACGATGGTGCGGCGCAGAAATGGCTACGGTCATGGCGCGCGCTGCCGACAGGCGCTAACAACCTCACACGCACGATCCAGCACGCGCTGCAACTTGATTGCGAGACAGGCGTGGGCCTGAACAGCGGCCAAGGCAGCGACCCGCAAGTGATGCTGCGCTGGTCAGATGATGGCGGCCATACATTTTCTAACGAACATTGGAAGTCGATGGGTGCTATCGGTAAATACGGAAAGCGTACCATCTGGCGCCGCCTTGGCGCGACGATGAAGATACGCGACCGCGTCTACGAAGTGTCTGGCACAGACCCTGTGCGGATTTACATTATGGGCGCTGAACTAGCCATTAGCGGGACGAGCGCCTGATGGCGTTAGCGCCGATCAACCCTACCCAGTTAACGCCGCCACGCGTCGCCTTTATTGACGAACGGTCGGGGGCGATTAGCCGTGAATGGTATCGGTTCTTTCTGTCGCTGCTGACAGCTACGCAGACCAACCAAGACGAAGTCGAGTTAGCGCCTGACGCCATATCGCTGCTGGCTACCTATGACGCCATGTTGGCGGAACTAGCACAGGCTACCGAAAGCGCCCCTGACTGCTGCGTATCGGGTGAAGCCGTCTTGGCAAGCGATATTCAAGGGTTAGCAAGTACACCGCTTGGCGCGACAGTGTCAGCCTTAGCGGCTGTGCAAAGCGAAGTCCAAGCATTAGCCTTGTCGCCGCCGCCGCTTGACGAGTTAGCTATACGAGCGTTAAACCCATCATCAACCGCGCCTGTCACTAAGACCGCTGACTTTACGGTCGCCCCCACCGAGACATGGATCATCAACAACAAGTCTGGATCGACTTGCACCGTCACGCTGCCGTCCGCTGCAACGTACTCTGGTCGGTATCTCACGTTCCAGAACAACCAAGCCCAGACCCTTGTGTCTGCATCCAGCGACGTTGTGCCGCAAGGTGGCGGCGCAGCCGGAACAGCAATTTTAACTGATGTGTCTGGTAACTGGGCTACCCTAGTGTCAAACGGCACAAATTGGGTTATAATGCAAGCCGCTTCGTTTAACACTTTGCTATATTAAGGAACCAGATATGGCCGTATCTATCAGTAACATCATCCCCGCTAAGACAGCGGAAGCATCCCAGACAACACAGTACACGTCAACTGGCGTGCAGACGATCATCGACAAGTTTACTGCGACTAACTACAGCGGGACCGCTGCAACGATCAGCGTCAATTTAGTTGCGGCTGCTGGCTCCGCCAGTAACGACAACTTGATCGTCAAGACCAAGACGCTTCAGGCCAGCGAAACATATACGTTTCCTGAATTGGTCGGTCATGTGCTACCTAACAATGGCTTCATCAGCACAATCGCTGGCACGGCGTCGGCAATTAACATCCGCGCGTCAGGTCGGCTAGTCAGCTAATGCCTGTGACAGTCCGCGCCGCTACCGTCGATGACATACCAAGCTACATGGACTTGGCGGAAGCGTTTGTTGCGACAACACCTGTTAGCCATATAATTCCGTTTGACCGCGACAGCACTGCCGCGTTTGTTGAAGGCGCGCTAGAGAATGAAGACATGGTTATTTTGGTGGCTGAAGACGACGGTGAACTGATCGGCATTACCGCCGCTATTGCGTATCCCATGTACTTCAACCCCGCAAAGCTAGTGGCGCAGGAGTTGTGGTGGTATATTAAGCCAGACGCGCGCGGTGGCACAGCATCAAAATTGCTGTTTCAAGAAATAGAAAAATGGGGTATGGGTAAGCAAGCGGCAGCTATGTTTATGGTTGCGCTAGACAACGACCGCGTTGAGACTATGGTAAAACTATACGGGCGTTTAGGGTATGCACCTACGGAACGCACGTTTGTAAAGGGATTAAACTGATGGCACTTACTACCGCAGCAGCCATTTTAGGTGCCGCCGTCATTGGTGGCGGCGTGTCGATGGCGGCATCTGGTAAGGCAGCTAAAACGCAAGAGCGTGCGTCGGACAAAGCGAGCGCAGCGCAAAAAGCAGCTTTAGATAGGCAGATAGAACTTCAAGAGCCGTTTCGCCAAGGCGGCCTTACCGCGCAAGATCAGATTATGCAGTATCTGGGCATCGGCGGCGACAAGAACGCCCCCGGTTACGGCAGTCTCGCTAAATCTTTTGATGAACTTTATGGCGGCGACAAGTTCCAGCAAGACCCCAGCTATCAGTTCCGCGTAGACGAAGGTATAAAAGCCGTGAACCGGTCGGCAGCCGCGCGCGGTATGTTGGAATCTGGTGCTACCTTAAAAGGTCTTACACGGTTTGGGCAGCGCGAGGGTAGCCAAGAATACCAAAACGCGTTCAACCGCTTTCAGGTCGAGCGGGCAGCTAGGCTAAACCCGCTGCAATCGCTGATGAATTCTGGTCAGTCGGCAGCTAACGTAATGACAGGCAACGTGGGGCAGTTCGGCCAGAACGAAGCGTCGAACATCTATAACGCCGGCCAAGCCCGCGCGTCAGGTTACATTGGTCAATCCAACGCACTGAACCAAGCCTTAGGTGGTATTACCAACTACATGGTGCAGGCGCCTGTCAACAAAGCAGCGATTGATTATTACAACCGTACCCCCGCGGGCGGTGGTGGTAGCAGCGGTGGCGGTGGTGTGCCTGCCAACAGTATGCAATATAACCCCTTCGCGCCTAATCCCGGCAGACTAATTTAATACGTAAAGGTATAGTTTAATGCCAAACCAAATGATTGCCTTGCAAGCGCGCGGCCCACAGCTTCCCGATCTTTCGCGTCAAACCGCGCAGTATGCAAATATGATGAATATGGCGCGGCAGTCAGAGGCAGCGCAGCGCCAAGCGCAGCAGGCCCAGCAAGCAATGGATATTGGCAAAGCGCAAGAAGCGCGCGCAGTAGAATTGCATGGCCCCGCGTTAGCGGAAGCAGGGTCTAAAGCTGCGTTGGCGGACCTTAAAACAGGTGTTGAATTTAACGCGTATGTTTACATGGCGTTGAAGAACGCAAACTCGCCTGAACAAGTAGCTGGATTTGCACGACGTATTGCCGACGCACCCCAATTTCAAACGCCGCTATACCAAGGAACACTATCAGACGCCGTAGCATCTATGCCGGCTGATCCCGCGCAGTTTGATGTATGGAGGAAACAAACTGGGATTAAAGCGCTAACAGCGGCGCAGCAAATGGAACAAGAATACATAAAGCAGACCACCGGCACCGAAGAGCGCCTAATAAGCGTACCGAAATTTGGTGACGGCGGCGCGACAGAAGTTGCGGGTTCACGTATTCAAGTCGCGCCCGGCATGACTTACGTCAGAGGCGCTGACGGCGCTGTTTATCCTATGCCTAGCAAGAGTGGCGGCGGATTTGATACGCCGGCTCCTGCCGTTGGCGTGCCACCAACCGCAGGCGCGCCGGGGCGCGGTAACACTGCGGACGTTGTGTATGGGTTTGGTGAGTTTGGTTCGCCGTCAAAGCCTCTTAGCACGTTGTCTATCGGTGAAGTGCAAGACTTCCAGCGCAACACGCTTATACCTAAAACGCGCGGTCAAATTGGTAAAGGGCCACGTATAGGCACTGGCGCTGTTGGTACGTACCAAATTACTTATGGTACGCTACAAGATTACGCGCCAAAAGTTCTTGGGTCTAACTGGCGCAACGCAACATTTACCGCAGACGTTCAAGAGCAGATTGCAAAAGCCATATATGAAGATGTCAAAGGTGAAAACCTTAAAGACACTTGGGCTGGCCTGCCTAGCAACCGTCCGGGGCAGTATACAAACGTGCCTTGGGAACAAGTCCGCGATCAGATCATCCAAGTCGAAAGCGCAGGTGGCCCTCGCGGCGGTGCGGGCGCTGGTGTACCAGCCACCCCGCCCGGCGCCCCTATACCTTTAATCCCCGGCAAACCGCCAGCACCCAAAAAAGGCGATATTACACCAGAAAAGAGATTGGCGCGAGATACTGCGGTCCAAGATTTGTACGACGCGGTCGTAGAAGCAGAGAAAAAAGGCCATCTCGTCTCGGAAAAACAAAGCTACGTTGCAAATCGGGCAATAGAACTTCGCCGTGACCGCACATATGTGCCGGGCGGCACGGCACAAAAGACAAGCGTAGATAATATTGAGGCAAACGCGGCTCAGCTTTTGCGTCAGATCATTCAAGAAGGTACATCAGGTACGCTGAACGCCGTAGCAGAACAAAAGCTGTTTTTGAAAGGTGTTGGCGGCGCTGACGCTACTTACGAAACACGCCTAAGAACTATCCGCAATTTTGCTAAACAGAACGGCATTAAACTAAACGAAGCCGGCACTGCCAAACCTAAAGCGCAGACGCCTAAATCGGCTACGCCTGTTACTAAAGCGCCCCCCGGCGTGTCGGCGGCGGAATGGAAAGAAATGACACCCGCGGAGCGCAAACTATGGCAATGACAATAGAACAGCAGCGCGCGCTTGCTCTTGCCCGCGCCCGCGTTCGCGCGCGTCGAAACGCCACGCCGCCTACAAAAGCGCAGCAGGCGTTAGCTACCGCTAAAGCTGACATAGCGGGCCGCCTTGCGGATGCAAAACGTACCAATAACAAATCGGCTATGATGACGTATCAGCGCGAAGCGACGCGGTTGAGCAAACTGACGCCAGATCAATTTTATAAAGCCCCCGGCCAAGGCGAAAGTTTTGTCAGCGGTTTAGTCGAAGGCGTCACGACACCCATTAGGTTAGGTCTAGACCTTTTTGGTATCGGCGGCGACAAAGGTCAGCGTGAACGCGGTACGTTCCGTCTGCGCGAGTCGCAGCAACGGTTCCCGATAACAACTGCAACAGGCAAAATTACAGGTGATGTTCTTGGAACCGCGCTAATACCCGGCGCCGCCGCAAAACTTATCCCCCAAGGTACAAGGGCTGGTAAGGCTATAGCGACCGCGCTGGGGTCCAGCGGATTTACGACAGGTCTACTGCCAACGCGGGCAGCCGTGAAAGAAGGTTTGGCACAAGCGCCTAAACTTGTTGAGCGAGTTGTAGACTTAGCCCTTCGCGGCACGGCGGGTGCGGCTGCTGGGGCGGGTATGTCTGTTGCTTCAGAGCAAGATGTAGGCGCAGGCAGCATTATAGGCGCGCTTATGCCAACAGTAGGCTCGGCAACTTTCCGCACTACAATGGATAAAGTACTGCTGCCTGCGTGGGAGCGTCTGTCTGGTCAACTTGGTGTTCAGCAAGCCGCCGCCGTTTTTCGCGCCTCCTTTAACATGACTATACAAGAAGCGTTGGCTCTTGCCCGCAGCGCCACGGGCGATACACCGTTTGCCAAAGTCGTGGCGCAAACAAATCCTAATGAACCGACTGTTCAAGCGTTGTTCAAAACTGTTTCAGAAGGCGCCGGCAAGGATATTTATGCCCCGCTTGCGCGCGCCGAAACACAAGCCCAGCAAGACGTGCTTAACGCTATGGCGCGCGGCACAACGGGACGTGAAGCACGCAATGCTATGATGCAAAGCAAGGGTGAACTTGGGCAGCAGTATGCCGCCGAGCAAGCCACCGCATTTGAACGCGCTAACCTTGGCGGACAAGTCATTCCTAGGTTGGAAACACAAACCGCGCAAGCAATGCAAGATGCTGCCGCGCAATCAGGTCTTGCGCGCCGTATGACTTTTGGTGCTAACCGCGCTGAAACGCGTCTTGGTGAAACAGAAGATTTCTACGCTAGAATAGGCGATAACTTTAACCCCGCATTGGTTAACGAGGACCGCGGTATTGCTGGGGCCATGACAGAACGCGGCGAAACCGCGGCGCAGCAAGCCATTCGTTTGCGCGAAGAAGCCGCCGCAGCGCAGCAACAGATTGCTGATTTGGACGCGCAGGGTATCCGCGCTCTGGAGACGCGGCCTCTTGTGGATCAGATACGATTAATGGCAGGCGCAGAAGGCGCTGGCGAAGTTCAGCAAAAAGCGTTGCTTGATGTAGCTAGGCAGATTGAGAGCCAAGGCCCTATCATTCGGGCCGGCGATTTAGATGCTATCCGCCGCGGGGCTAACGTAACTATTGCAAGGCTTAATCAAGGTCTAGATGTGGGCAGCGTAAACAAAGCTGCCGCCGGCGTAGTAAGCCAGATTAAACCGCTTATTGATGACGCCATTGAAACCGCTGGAGGCAAAGGATACACAGCGGCTAAGACCGCTTTTGCAACAGGCGCTGGCGATATAGAGCGTCAGCAATTTGCCGATCAGCTTGCAGGTATGTTTGAGAGTGGCCCAGCGGGCCAAGCGCAGTTTGCGGCTACGGTCGGCGGTCAACGCGGTACTACCGGCACGGTTGAAGCGGCGTTCCCCCGCGCAGGCAGTAGAAACTTTGACATCCAAGAAATGATGGGTGTGCCGGGCGGCGCTGCTGGCCCCTCGCGTATGCCGGCGCTGGAAAATATTGCAGGTGAAGTCCAACTTAGTCAGAAAATGGCAACGCAAGCAGAGCAAGGTGAAGACCTTGCTAAAAATCTGCTCAAGACGCCACCGCAAGAAAAAGATATTTTTCACCGTTATTCGCCGGTCGGGGCGCTAAGTACTGCTGGGCGCGCGTCATTAACATTCGCCAAAATCCTGTCGGACACAGGGCTATCTACAAAAGTCCAGCGGACGCTGGCCGAAGGTTTCCGTAACGGTGAAGCTGCCGAAAAGCTGTTGCTGACCATCCCTCTTGCTGACCGCGCGCAAGTAGCCCGTCGCATGGTAGACAATGGTCTTCTTAGCGCAAAGGCAATGACAGGAATTTCTACATTCAACGCAATGAACACTCCACCCGGTCAAGTTACGGGCGTCGATAACCGCAACACTAACTCCATGAGGCGCTAACCATGAACACCATTGACCAGACCCAAGCGCAACTCAACACGCACGAACAGGTCTGCGCGTTTCGGTATGAGAGTATCTGCGCGCGGATGAAGCGTCTGGAAAGTATTGGCATGACTGCGACAGGTACAATCATTATGCTGCTGATTGGCATACTAATAAGCCTGCTGCAAAAAGGCGCTGTATGACTATCATACTGGGCCAGCGTAGTCTGTCCCGGCTTGAGGGCGTCCACCCTGATCTGGTGCGGGTAGTCAAGAAGGCGGCTGCACTGTCAGACCTTGACTTTACTGTATTAGAGGGTATACGCAGCGTCGAACGACAGAAGCAACTAGTCAGCCAAGGCGCATCACGGACGATGAACTCACGTCACATCACTGGACACGCTGTCGATCTGGCGCCTATGATTGCTGGTGAAGTGCGTTGGGATTGGAGTTTGTACCTTAAACTGGCCGAAGTTATGCGCGCAGCGTCCCTAAATGAAAAGGTTCCAATACGTTGGGGCGGCACATGGAAACTGTTATCAGCTATCAATGGGCCAATAACTGCCAAAATCCTTAGCCGGTCGTTTCCTGATGGGCCGCACTTTGAGTTGCCAAAAGCGTCTTACCCCTAAGAGCTTTAACCTTGGACACTGTTTTACCAATGATCATCATTTCATCTACGGTAAATCTATCACCACGCATTAAATTGCAGTCTGTGCAAGCAGTCTGCACATTGCCCTTTATATGGGGTAAACTATTATCAATTCTGTCCAACCCTCGATTGTCAGTGACAGTGCCGCAGTACGCGCAGGGCTGCGTTATAAAGACCAGTATTTCTTCAGCCGTCAAATCGCATTCGTCGATACGTTGGTACGCTTTTCGTAGATACGTTGCGCGTCCGCGCTGTGTTTGCCCGTACCGCAGCATTCGAGCTTTGCGTAATACCTTCTGTTCTGGTGTTAGCGCGCCCCAACGCTCTTTGCGGCGGTCGCGGCCTTTCTTACGATCCCTATGGCATTCCTTACATTCGTATGATAAACCTAGCGGACGTGATTTTTCGCGGTGGAAGTTCTCTGGACTAGCTACCAAAGAACGGGTGCAGCGGAAACAAGTGCGGTGCGTCATAACATCATGATATACGTTCCCCACTATATTGCAAGGAGAAATAACATGAATTTTGTATCTTGGTTACTTAGCCGTCTAAAAGAGCCTAGCACCTATGCAGGCTTCGCTGGTCTTGCGCTGGCATTTGGCTTGTCTGCTACCGAATGGACTGCTGTCTCCACAGCAGTAGCTGCTCTAGCCGGCGTTGCCGCCGTGTTCTTGTCTGAGACACCGCCAGCCGCATGATAAAATTACTTTCGTCTTTGCTGTCGCTGCTTGACCGCCTCTGGGCGGCGTGGAGTGAGAACAAGTTGCGGCAGCAAGGACGGCAGGAAACGATCAAGGAAGCGAACGATGAAATCAATCGGCAAATCGAACTTGGCGCTGCTGCTATTAGCGTCCCTGATCTTGAGCGTGACGAACGGCTGCGCGACCGTTTCGACCGTTCCCGTAAATAGCTATTGTGCTATTGCGAAGCCTATAAGTTACGACGCGACGCAAGACACATCAGAAACTGTCAGAGAAATAGAGGCGCATAACAGCGCCTTTATTTGTATCTGTGAGGCTGATTGCCCGAAAGGCAAATAAATGGCTTTCCCATTAAAAATAGACGAAGCGTTGTTTGCATACGCTACGCCTCGCCAGCGCGAGGTGCTTGAAGCAGTCAATTTACATGGGAGCGCCAAAGCTGCGTCACTTGCTTTAGGTATCAATGTCGGCGCGGCAAGCGATGCCTACATTGCAGTCAAAAAGAAGGCGGCGATGCACGGGTACGCACCAGAGAACGACTTCACCCGGCCAGTGCCGCAAGGCTATGTCACCAAGGGTGTGTCAACCTACTACAACTCTGAAGGCAAACCGTCAGGCCAGTGGGTCAAAGCATCGCTGACGCATGAGGCGCTTGTAGAGGCCATGCGTGAGACAGTCGCAGGCTTCAAGGATCAGATACAGCCAGCAACTGCTGTCGTTGCTCCAGAGGCTTCTCAGGAGCATCTGTGCAATCTGTATACCTTCACCGACTACCACCTTGGTATGCTGGCATGGCATCAAGAAGGCGGGGCTGACTGGAACGTATCCAAAGCAGAACAAACTATCATTGCTGCGCTGATACAGATGGTCAATCAAAGCCCAACTGCACACACAGCAGTGCTCAATATCCAAGGTGACTTCCTGCACACTGACGGCAAGACACCCGTAACACCGACAGGTAAACACGTTTTAGACGCGGACAGCCGTTTTCCTAAGATACGCCGCGCAGCGATACGCATCATCCGCTCACTGATGACGGTCTGTTTGCAGCGCCATCAGCAAGTGTATCTGATTATAGCTGAAGGCAATCACGACGTAGAAAGCAGCGGCTGGCTGGCTGACCTGTTCGCGGTGCATTACGAAGATGAGCCGCGCGTCACCGTCAACGACAGCGTCCTGCCGTTCTATGTATTCGAGTGGGGCGCTACCATGCTGGGCGTCCACCACGGCCACAAGGTCAAGAACGAATCCCTGCCGCTGTTGTTTGCCGCGCAGTTCCCGCAAGAGTGGGGCCGCACTACCCGCCGTGAAATACACTGCGGCCACCGTCACCACCGCGACGAGAAAGAATACAACGGCGTCACTGTCGTGCAGCACCCAACACTGGCTGCGCGTGACGCCTACGCTGCGCGCGGCGGCTGGATTGCAGACCGTGCAGCTTGGGCCATCACGTACCATAAAAAGTACGGAGCTGTCGGCAGGGTAATGATTACCACCGAAATGCTCGAGGTAGCTTAATGTTGTTTGAAGTGCATATCCCGTAAACCCAAGCTGTGCGCCTGTTTGCGAAATATTCTTGTTAGAAAATCGACATGATTGATAATTGACGGTTTATA